GCGAGGTAGGCTTCCTGCCCTCCGGAGCGCTTGTATCCGAAAAGGAGCCCAAGGTTCACATACGGCACTTGGATGAAATGGTGCCCATCAACAGGGATGAAGTTGGTGCTGTTGACGTTGGCAAAGTCCTTCGAGTAGTAGACCTTACCTATGCTCTCCTCAAGGCCCGCAAGTGCGGACACTGCGCCCCAAGCGGCGCGACCTCTCGCGGTGACGACAAACAGGCAGTCATCACCGTTGATCAACAAACGTGGGACACGGATCCATGAGCGCTGTTCACGGGTCCCCAACGGTTGTCGGCGTTTTTCCTTCCGGCCAAGAGAGAGAGTCCGACCGAAGTCGATCTCCATGGACAGCCGGCAAACAGCCGCGTTGACCAGGCACAACACAGGGAAAGAGATGATGCTCCCCATGAGTTGCCCGGCACGTTGATCAAGAACGTTCCCAGTCTGATCAGGATCACTGAGAACGTGGCCAGTTAGGGCGCGAAGGCCTAACACAGCCAAGTCGGTGGGTATGGAGCACTGAGCGCAGAACTCCAACCACACGGCTTCCGAGAGCTCTCCTCGCAAGTTGTCGGTTGCAGCCTTGTAATCTCCAGAGAGAAAGGCCTGATCTTCCGTCAACTCCGCGCCAATCACAGTGTTGAGTAACCCAGCACTGACAGTCTCCCCGATGAGCGCAAACACCGGGTGATTCTTGAGCGTTGTCCACATGAACCGTTGGACCTGCTTGAGAACGAAGTAAGTAGCAGGGGGACCCTTGGAGATGGTCCGCACCTTCAATGCTTCGGGCAGGGCGACAAGGTCCACCAGAGGATCCTCGGTCTGTGCGACCTCGAGGGCTCTGTTGAAGACTACGTCAAATTGGCGCTTCAACCTCCAAGTGCTAGTGCACCTGGCGGTGAGCAAGGGGAACGTCGCGTCCCTTCCACCGCCGTGTCTCTCTGACCCCTCGTCCGGCGAGGGTACTAGGTCATGGAAGATTGGCCGCGAAGAGGATGTCTTCGCGCTGCGAGCGGAGTAGCCTTCCAGCACGCGTGTAGCGTGGGGGGTCTCCTGTTCGGGCAGCAAACCAGAGAATTCAAGATCGAACCGTGGTCGGACCTGTTCATCCTCTGGAATGTCCATCAAACCAGTCTCGCGCAAGTAGCCCAGAGTACCGAGCTTGCTTCGCGTGCGATTGTAGTTCGCAGAGAGAGACGGCATCACGGAGCTGATGTTCTTGTGAGGCACAAACTTTTTGCCACGGAACAGCTCTCGTGTCGTCCTTCGAACTTCTTCCACAATCAGATCGAAATCCACCTCCTTCTCGACCCCGTGACGTGTCACGGTCAAGGTCTTGCCCTCCACCTGAGCGTAGCGCTTAGGCGGGGTGTAAGAGGTGAGAGCGGCGAACGTTTCAGTTTTCGCTTTGCTCAGGGCTACTGCATCAGGACGCGGCATGCCCTTCTTCGACTGAAGAACCGAGGTCAGAAAGCCGGCGCGAGCCAGGCGTTCCTCAGTTCCATCCCCCTCGTGACTGCGCAAATAGTTGCGCATGAAACGGCAAGCTTTGCCGGTCAAGAGGTCCCCAGCGTTGTCTGGCAGCGATGTGGGCTGCTTGGGGAGCGGTTGGTGGGTGTGGTATGCAAAATACGCGGCGAGTTTGTACTTGCACCACTTCATCCATCCAACCTGCGAGACGTGCGGAGCCCAGACCTTCACAGCATCGGAAATGCGGTAACCCGCGCTGTTGAAACCAAAGGTCTCGAGAAGCTCGACCAAGACGCGCATGACTTGTAGCACATTGTCACGCTCGTCCAAAGTCAGCACCGGGCTGGTGTTGACTGGAGTGCCCCCTGCCAAAGGGGCGCGCTCTACCATGGCGCTGGGGTCTTGTACCCCGGTGTGTTTGACTGACTGATCAGATTGTTG